CCGTGAAAGTAGCTTGCCGGAAGTACCTTTTATCATCTGCGCTTCGCTGTTCGCTTGGCTGCGGTGAAAAATGTTGCAAAATGCCGGTCAAATACCCGCCCCGCTTTCTTCTTTGCGTCTTCATAGAATGGAAACCGCTTTGGAATGCGTGCGTCTGTTTCGTGCAGCAAATACAAACGCTTTAGCGGATACCTATTCTTTGTTCGGCGTTCCAATATCATCCACTGATCGCCGACCTTTTGCACGAACGCCTTCGGTCTGTTTAAAACTGTTTGTGGATGCACGCGGTTATATGTTGCCTTGCCGCTGACCCTTGGTCGCTCTTGTGCTGGTATAGATATATAACGACCGCGCTTCTGTTTCGTGCCGCCTTCAGCTTGATTGACCAGATAGTCTTTCTCAAACCTATCATATACACGCGCAATTAGTTTGCGCTTGTTAGGCGATCTATCAACGCGGAATGCCTGTCGTGCAAACTGTTTGGCCTTTACGTCAAACGATCTGGGGAATGTTTCCTTGACTATCTCATCACGCACATCGAACGCAGTCTTGTTGATTGCCCTATGCGTGGCAAATGGTATCTGGTTCTTGCCAAACGCATCCATTGCCTTTGCAAACGCGCTGATATTGCTTTTGACGTTGATCTGCATCAGTGCTGTGTCTCGCTATCTAATTCCAATATGACGACTGTGCCGTGGCAATCGCGTGCGTCAAAGATGATGCCATCGCATTCAGTGCAGTTGATCGTGCCACTGTTGGCCTCAACGACCGCATAGGTTGCCTTGCCGCAGATGCCGCAATCGACTTCATCTTCAAAGAATAGCACATATTCCATTGCGTGACATTATCCGCAAAACAAAAGGCGGTCAATGCCGCCCTTTGCTTTCCCTTGTTGTTGACGTTTAATTGGCGTTGTATTGCCGCTGAAACTCAGCCAGATTGAACCACCCATTCTTGGCCGCTGATCTCTTTTGCTCTCTAGCCTTGGCTTTGTTGTTATAGCTAGACATTGCTTTGTTGAAATCTTTTTTGTTACGCAACGCATTGAGCCGGTAAATGTAACCTGTGCCGGTATTGCCACCGCAACGCTCAATTAGCTTGACGCTTTTCATCCGGCTAATGTGACCAGATATCGACCCTTTTGCTTGATCAAAGCCATTGACCAAAGCCAGATCAGAAACGGCTTTTGTGGTGAACGTCTTTTGCGGATGAAAGTTTTCACGCAGTATTTCGTAAACATCCCAGCCGGTAATCTTTCTGCCAGCATCGATTGTTTGCTGTGTTGGCGCGGGTTTTGCAACCGGCGGGCTAACTCTTGCCGGATGCTTAAATTCTATTTTGTGCGCGTCAACTCTTAACGGTTGATCAACAACTTCCAGCTTTGTAATGGTGCAATGCTTTTCCAATCCCAAGGCGATCAGTTCAGCGAGTGCATTGATTGAACATTCTACATTGATCAGATATTTCTTTTCCATTTGTCAAACTCCCATATGACTATTGTGGATTTGGGTTTTCTATTAATCCTGACCCGTGACAAACATCGCAATCATCTTGCACTTCGCTGCCACAAGGGTCACTGGCTCCACGCTTGCCAACCCAATAAACAAGCCAGCCATCGCCCAGACATTCTGGGCATTCAATATCATCCACCGAACCGCACCATCAACGCCCAGATGTTGTAATCCTGCGTAATTGCGTTAGTGCCAAACGTAATGACCAGTGCGGTCACAAACAGCATTCCAATAGCATCCTTAACCATATCAAGCCCCCAACACGCTATGCCCACGCCCGCGCAGACAATCATTTAACATTTTGATCTTTGACCCGCCGATCTGCAAATAAGGCGTTGCCTCAATAACAAGCTGGCGGCATTCAACAACGTCACGCTGGTAAAGCTGCGCTTTATCACCGCTGACGCGCAGATCAGCGACCGGCGTATAAGAACAACCGGCCACCAATACTGCTATGACAATCAAGCCGCGCATTACCAATCACACTCAATTTGCGATGGATCATAGTTGTCGCGCAATTCATCATTTTCCGGCAAACCTTCCAGATAACATCTTGCATTGCGCCGAATTTCTAAAGGCAACAAACCTTGCAAGCTTAAAGAACAAGCCATTAAATAAATTCCAAACGCATCACGTTTTTCTTGTTCCCACGATTGTTGATCTTTGTTGACACCATAATCAACTAATAGGCGCATCAAGTCACGCACCCGAATGTCTTGTTCAAAACTCATTTTGCAAACTCCCGTTTTGCTGTGATAATTAAAAGTCGTATCAGGTTTATTAACACCTGTCTACACCTTTTCACACATCAGCACCAACTTTCTTCAATTCGGCAATCACGTCTGGCCGGTTTTGCTTGTAAAAGGTTCGCATCCCGTCACTAAGCGTTTGCCACTGATCCAGCGTGATCATCTTGCGTTGTGGCGGTGTCCATTCGCTTGATTGCCCGTTAAACGGCTTAGAATAGCCCGTGGCGCGCTTTGGCTTCTTTTTGGCATCTCGTATGCACCAGTTCTGCCAAAAGGCTGTGAGGTCAATGTAGGCGGCTTTATTGCCGTTCTGTTTATCCCATAGCCTTATTGACTCTAATACTTCGGCTGCATCGAGACCTTTGCTTTGAGCAAATTGGCGATCAGCCTCATCAGGTTCCCAATCAACAACTTTGGTTTTTCCCTTTTTATTATTTATTGTTCTATATTGTTCGGGTGACATATGGGTGTCACTATGGGGTGACATAGCTGTGTCACTAGGTGACAGGTTGTCACTATGGTTGGTCTGCAATGGGATGATTTGGTATCTATTGGTCTTGTTTGATCGCTTTTCTATCGACAACAGCCCCATTTCTTCAAGCTTTTGCACCTTGCGGATCACAGTTCTTTCGCTGCAATCAGCCGCAATTGACAGCCATTTCATAGACGGCCACGCCACATTATAATCGTCATTATAACGGTCACAGATGCCAATCAGCACCAGCTTGGCGGTACTATCGCCCAGCGATTGTTCTAACGCCCAAGATACTGCTTTAATGCTCATCGTTTTCCCCCAATATCTCAATGGTCAACGCCGCATATCCTATAATGTCCAGCAAGCTATCAAGATGCCGACAATCGTTTGACTGTAACCGCGCCATTTTGACGCCAATCATCGCAACGCCGTATTGCTCCGGTGTGACTTCTTTTTTAAACACGCGCGACATTCGCTTTGCGCCTTCACACCAGTTTTTGCGTAAATCGCCATAGTTTGACCCGCGTTGGGTCATAATATCTTGCACAGTCTGCAATGCTTTTGAACGGTTCACAGTATTATTTCCTTTATCATATGAAATTCATCAATTGGCACTTCGGCCATTAGCCCATAATCGCGCTCAATGCCGCGATCCCGTCTGCCGCCTATCGTTGTCGCAAAATCGACTTTAAAGCTGCAAGCCCCTATCCAGTCAGTCCAGCGCACTATTAAAAAGGTCGGTATGCCGGTTTCAAACGCCACTTGCCGCGCATACATCATTTTGTGAAGGTGGATTAGTGACGTTTTATATCGGTTGCGCGGAAATGTCCGGCACTTGACTTCGGCAAATGCCTCGATCTTGCCTTGCCGCGTTAGCGCAAAATCTAATTGACAATACTGCGGCAACTTGATCGGGTCGCATTTCCACGCTGTGCCGATTTCACTGATCGTTATCAGTTCCATCTTGAGATTGTGTTCGGTTTCCATTTTCATCCACTCCTTTATGGGTCATCTTGCACACCGGACAAAGCCATATGTCGTTTTCCTTTGACATATAGCTTCGGCACTTAGGGCATCTGCCTTGTGCGTATAATATAGCAAATTCACCATCACCGTTTTGGATCATTAAAATGACCTTTCGGGAAAAACGGTATAATGTTCGACCGCTTGTTTGTGACCCGCACAAAATCGGCTTCGCAAATAGCCAATGGTTCGGGATTGCCCGTATTACGCTCATAAATCCAGACGTTTACGCCGGTTCTGCGTTTGACAATGTTAACGGTCAAATCTTTCACATCGATCCACGTTTCGTTTGAGACCATCGTATATTCGCGGTCGCCAACCGTCTTTTTGCTGTCATCATCCATTTATATGCTCCCGAATAATCATCATCGCGGTTTCCAAATCAGTTTCAACCGCATATCGCCAGTCATATTGCTCTGCAACATCTTGATTTGGCGACCAGCCAGCAAGCCCCACTATAGCCGCCACTGGCAAGCGCACGCGGGTTTTCATCCGGTCTAGCCGGTAAAACAGCACAGGCAGTTTTTCAGCGACCGCAGCGGCAGTGCAAACCTGATCCCACCAGTCACTAGATACGCCAGATTTGTATCTTTTGCATTCGATAACCATCGGAAAGTCGCAATCAGTCGTCACCAAGTCGCCAAGATGCGCTTGCCGCGTTTGATCCAATTCCCGCACAAAATTAAGCCCAAGATGGTCATAAAGTTCTTTGGCTATTTCATATTCATAGCCGCGACCTTTGTTTCTCGATTTGCTGCCAGACATATCTGCCCCCGTTTCAGTTGCCCTATCCTTGCCTATAACGCCCATATCTGTAAAGTGAAAAAATACCTGTTGCATTTTGGGAACGATCTGGGCTAACGTGTTGCTATGAAAAAACGGGAAATCAGTGATCTTTGGAAAACCGCAGGGTTTAGCCATTTGTCGGCCAGTCAGTTACTACGCTCACCGGCAAAATGGATATTCGACTATTTGCATTTAACCAGCGAAGAACGCCGCGATGTTGGCGTTGGTGAACGTGCTGCAATTGGCACGTCAGTCCATACCGCAGTGCAGTCTATAGTGTCCCACGGGGCTGATATTGATGAAGCCATTGAAGCCGCACAGATCGCGTTTGACTTTCACCCAGCCGATGAAGATGATGTGCTGCGTGTGAAGTTTCGTGAAGTTATACCGGCTATGGTTCATCAGGGCGTGAATATTTGTGTAGAAAACGGTTTCACTGGCGCGATTGACGAAGAACGCATTGAATGTTGGTTAGATGATGTGAACTTGCCGATCCTTGGCTTTGTTGATCTGCTTGTTGAAGGGTCGATGTTTGCTGAAATGAAAACCAAAGCACCGCGCAAAACAAAGCTGTTAAAAGACGGGTCGCAAGGCTGGGCGAAGGCCACGCTGCCTAAAAAGCCGGAGTTCGCTCACATATGCCAAGCCGCTATTTACTGGCACGCGCTGCGCGTTACGCCGTCAATCATCTACATCGCAGAACACGATGCGGTCATCTTCAACGCTTATAACTGTGAAGAATTGCAAGCGGATAGCATCAACAACGCGCTGAATGAAATGCGGCAAAAAGCATTGATCCGGCAAAATCTATTGCGCGTCAGCACCGATCCAAAAGTGCTGGCATCTATCACCGACCCCGACTGGGGTCATATGTATCAATGGAAAATGAAAGATGAGTGGTTAGAAAGGGCGAAAGAATTATGGAAAATATGAAATTGAATAGTGCGCTAAACGATTTCCGCAAGGCGGCAACCGTTGGCAAGTCTGGCAAAAACCCGATGTTCAAAAGCCAATATAGCACGCTTGGGGATGTGCTGACTGCGTTGAACGGCATTGCTGATTACGGGCTTTCATTCCAACAGTTTTTTAGTGACGACTGCATTGTGACGGTTGTGGCGCACGTTGAAACCGGCGAACAGTTTACCAGTGCAATACCAGTGCGGCCAGAAAAGAACACGCCGCAATCATACATCAGTTGCGTGACATATCTGCGCCGCGCAAGTTTGATGACAATGTTTGGATTGAATGCCGATGACGATGATGGTAACTTGGCATCTGGTTCTGGCGCGTTTCCCTCCCGTTCGCAGCCTAAACCAAAGAGGCCAGTCGCTGCATCCACTCCGGCGGCTGGCCTCACCTCCAACGATGTTCTAGCTGAAAAATTAGATGCGTGTAAAAGTGTGCGTGATGTCAACGCGCTTTACACTGCGCTGTATGGTGCCAGCGGCATAAAAGCACCAGCCGACCAAATAGCAATGTTTTCAAAACGGAAGGAAGAATTGTCCAATGACTGAATATGACAACACCAATCGCGGCGCGATTTTTAAGAACAACGACAAGACCGCCGACAATCAGCCAGACTACACTGGCAAGATCAATGTGGATGGCGTTGAAAAGCGGATTGCGTTGTGGATAAGGGAAAGCGCAGCGGGCAACAAATATATGTCAGCTTCGATCAGCGATCCGATGCCACCGAAAGAACAGGATGCGCCAAGGGCAGAACAAATGCAGCCTTTAGAAGATGCGATACCGTTCTAAAAAGAAAATCACATATGCACCGGCCTCGAATGCTTTGGGTCGGTGCGTATGGTGCGACAAGACCCTGCGCCTTAGTGATCCAGACTGGATTGTTGATGGCGGCAAACAAACACTGCATCTTGGATGCTTTCGGGAAAGATTGGATATTTTAAATGCAAATAGAAAAGAACGTGCCAGTGCCGCCAGCCGGTCGCAGCAAGATTGAAATCATAAATGATATGGAAATTGGCGACAGCGTGCTTTGTAGAACTTATGAACAAGCAATGTCGCTGCGTGATGCGCTGCGTTATCGCGGTCTAAAATACACCACCCGCAAAATTGAAAACGAAGGCTGGCGTGTCTGGAGGCTGGCATAATGGTGCCGACAAGACAGCAAATTATTGACACGCTAAAAATACTGACCGTTGAAAAAGAAAGCGATGCTTTAGGCCGCAAATATAGCAATCGCAGCCTTCGCACCAGCGTCATCAGACCAGTCGTCAAAGGTCAGTTCAAGAAACGTGGCCGCAGATATAAAATTTAGCGGCTTCGGTCGCTTTATTTTGTCAGACCCTTCATTTTTTCAAATGACCGCATCCCGCCAAGGCCAAGCATACCCATCAAAACAGTCAGCAATGATGACATATCAAACTGCGGCAGATCGGGCAATGTAATGCCAGCATAAGCACTGCCAAAGATAATGAACGGGGCAAGCACAAAATGCCAAGCAAGCGCAATGCCACAAGTCCAGCCCACAAATGGACGCCAGCCAGCTACAAAGATGCTGCGGTGCTGCGCTTCAGCTTTGTTGATCTCTAGCTGCCCCTTGGCAAGTTCTTGTGCGTGCCGGTCAGCCATTGTCGCAAGTTCGTGCGCCAGCTTATTCTTTTGATCTTTATCTTCGATAAATTTATCCAGCAAACCCGTCACTGGTGCAATTAAAGCTTCAATCATTTCTTTGCCTCGCTTCCCATCCAGACCGCAAAAGCACCAGTGGCCGCGCCGACTATCGTGCTGACAAATGCGGTTTGTTGCGTTGTGGCCGATGCACCCAGCCCCATAAACCAGTCGCAGACATTCCACGCCATAAACGTAAACGCCAGCATCATAAAGCGCGGAATAATTTTATATTCCAAAATGATCTTACTCATCGATTGCCCGCATCCGATCAATTAACCGGCCAGCGCGGTTTGGCACTTGCCTTGCCCATTTGCTATCTGCCATCTGGGTTGCCGCTTCATCATAGTCATAATTAGCAATAGCCGCACGCAGCTTTAAGAAGCGACCCAACCGGCTGCGGCCTAGGTTAAACGCCATATTAGCCAATATTAGCTGGCATTCTTCCGGCAAATCATCCCAATTTTCAAACAATGACCGGCAATCTTCGACAGTGACAGCAATATCAAGCGCAAATAGCTGCCGACAGCGTTCCGGTGTGATTTGCGTGCCGACAGGTTTGCCGTGTTCCGCATCAGCTTCGCGGATCAAATGCCCGATGCCGACAGTGGGCAAGCCCAGATGGTCTAAATATATGTCCAGCCGCACGCCCTCATCGCTGGCAATTTCTTCACGCAGTTGATCCATATTCATTTTCTCATCTCCAAAACAACAGCCAGCGTTTTAGCCCAGCTATCGCGTTCCGCATCTTCTGTGAAGCGCGTTGGCGACAAGCGCATACTGTATTGCCGTACTGACGTAATTGGCAAGAACAAGCACCTTCTGGCATCGGGTGAAACAAGGCACAAAACATCATAATCTTCTTTCGTTGGCAAATGTTTCGTTTTGCAACCGTGACCCATTTGGAAATGGTGACGCGGAGATCGACCATCTTTATTACCCAATAAACTAGCAGTCTTGACTTGTATGCGTAAAAAAGTCTGATCAAGGAATGCCAGCACATCAATTCTATCCATCGGGCAATGCGTTGCTTTCCAGCCCATAGACAATATCGAACACAAAGCAATATGTTCTCCAATCAATCCCGTTGTGGTGGCACTATTTAACAATAGCAGATGCCGCCTCTATCATTACAGCCAAAAACAGCCCAATGATAACCACAATGCAACCAATAACAATAGCCCCAAATTTCACATTTTCTAGCATCTCTTGCTGCCGCAGCAATTCCGCTTGCCTAGCCCTTGCACGCGCTTCTTTGGCTTCTTGTAAGCGTTTGGCACGTTCTGCTAGTATCGATGCCCAAGTGCCGTGACCAAAGCGGAAATCGACCATTCTGGCAACTTCTGCAATCTGTTCTGCCGCAAGCTTTGCATCGATCATTTCTTTTGCCACAGACTGCACGCCAAACTGATCGGCTAGACCAACACCGGATTTGCGGTTGCTGGCTTGCTGCACCTGTTTTTGACCGGTAAATAGGGCATCTATCTGACCGGCGATCTCGCCAATATCTTTGGCGGTGTTTATGTTGCTTTTTATGAAATCTACGCTGGCTTTGACTAAACTGATGCCAGCAAGTGCCGCTGTGACTGGTTCCAAGACAATTGACCTTCCGCAAGTCGCTGACACCGCCACTTCATCGGCATCAAATTAACAAGCTCCCCAACGTCCTTTGCCATAGTCATCGCGCGTGATCGGCAAGCTTCCCGCGTTTCACTGTAGATAATCGAATGAAATTCTATGCAATCAGTCGGTGCGCCTATGACGCAAGCTAGAACGATTGCTTTAAACATCATCTTTTCGACCGGTTAAAAACTTAACTGTGTCGGTTTCCCAGATGCGGATCAGCACCCAAACGCCCGTTGCAATAGCCACAATGTCCGGTGCCATACCAATCCACGCAGCAAATGTGCCTGTCCCAGCCGCAACGTCAATGATGACTTTGTTTTCTTCGTTCATTAGCTTGCCTCTAATGCTGTGATGCGTGCTTCAAGTTCCTGTATAGTCTTCACCAGCAACGGCACCAGCTTAGACTGGTCTATGCCTTGATAATTTGGCACTGAACGTGTACCCATTACAGCCGCTGTGGTTTCACGCCACTGCTGGCCTTCTGCAAGTTCTTCTGGCTGCTCAACGTCTGCGCTGTGAATGACCTCATCAATAGCCGCTGTTAGTTCAACGCCATCATCGTCATAGGTTGCTTCAACGGCTGGTGTGTAGATGTCACCTGTGGCTGCGCTGACTTCGTATTCCTCATCGCGCATACCGTCTTTGGTGCCGCTGATTGCCTCTGGCACAATGTCCTGCACCTCGTGGGCAAGGAAACCATCGACAGGAACAGCATCATCGCCATCAGCAATCCACTCAAACCTAGCTGGCTTAAGTTGCTTGAGGCGGGTGGTTGCATCCCAATCGTATTCAACTGCGGTCTTTAGGCGGTAGTCTGATGATGTGTTGTAGGAAGTTGATGAACCGTTTGTGGTTATGCTTCCAACAGCAGTAGTGTCTGAATACAAACTTATAAAAGTTCCGGCACCACCAACACCTGCTTGAGTAACTAAATACCCACAAGTGGATGTTGTTTTTATGTAAAAACCGTTTGCTGTAGAACCATATAAAGTTGTGCCAGTAGTTTCTTTTGTTTGCGTTCCCACCAGCAGATTTCCGCTGCTGTCGATGCGCATCTTTTCTGTGGCATCTGCGTCTGCGTTTGTTGTGCCAAATGTTAAGTAGTGTTCGACACTAGTGCCGTCACGATGACCATAAATATAAGAACCAAGCTGGCCTTGTGGGTATGTTCCAGTGTGGCGGTCACGAAATTCAATTTTATTAACGTCACCACCTGAGTTATCTCTACCAGACAGAACAATCTTTGCGCCACCATTGTCATCTACAGTGAGGTTTGCTGAATGGTCTACGGTTGTGCCTATTAAGACTTGACCGCTGCTGTCGATGCGCATCCGTTCTGCTGTGTATCCCGCACCAGATGACCTAGTATAGAACGACAAATAACCTGCAAGGTTGCCAGCAGTTCCGTTTTCTTTTGCACCTAAAATATTAGAAAAGTATGTTTGCACTGCGCCAGTGTAAGAACCACCAAAAGCAATTCCACCACCTTTATTTGCAGCAGCGGTATCAGGATTCAAGATTTGCATTTGCCAATCTTGTGAAGCACCCCTAAAAGAACCGTTTATTGTTACTTTTTCATTTGGCGAACTTGTCCCAATGCCAACATTTTGGCTATTGTCTATAACAATTGCATCTGTGCCAGTGGTTTCAATATGGAGCTTTTCTGGATCGCTGCCGTGATTATAGTAAATGCGACCACGACCTGTAACATTATCACTAAAAAGTATTTCTGATGTACCGCCGCCAGTGCTTTCTGTAGTGATATTTAGTTTAGCATTTCCACCACTGGCTACATTTTTTACGTCAACGCCTGTGGCTGTGGTGGCTACTTTGGCTGCGTTGTCGTAGTAAAGCGTGGCTGCACCATCATCTGTAAATGCAGCAAGGGTTTCACCACCATCCGCAGAGCGAATAAACACGCCGCTAGTTCCTTGAATATAGAGTGACCCAGTGCCAGAATCTGTTATGAATGAGTTACTACCATCGTGATTGATGGTTAAGTCATTGCCAGCACCAAAGACAGCACTGTCGTTGTCGCCGAAAGTTATCCCAGCATTGGTTAAATCATTACCAAACAAAGACACCCACGCACTATTTGCAGCGTTTCGCGCTTTATATGTGTTGGTGCTAGTGTCAAACCAAAGCTGATAAGCATATGGCGTTGATGGTGCAGTCGCACCCGCGCTGATAGTCGCCGCAGCTTGCAGCGCATCATTTAGATCAGCCCGAAAGCTGGGAAAAGTCTGGTTGGCAATGTTAAAATCGTGCTGTGACATTTAGAACCCCGTTGCAACGTAATCAAACAAACGATCAACCGCTGCGTTGCTGCTATTGTAAAACGTGATCGTGAACCCAGATGCCGACTTGCTAGTTATAGCATAATAATCGCCAGATTGCATATCCCCGACCGAAATTGATACCGCGCCAAGCGATTTGAATGGCGTGGCAAACGTGACCGCCTTTGCCCCCGCACCGCTTTGAATATCGTTTGCGCTTTGCGTTCTAGTCGGCAATCTAATTTCTGCGGTCAACTCCGATATGGCAGGCGTTTCTTTGCTGTCTGTGCTTGTCAGAACTGCCCTAAAACGCAATGCCCTTGCAGTATATGCTCCAACGACAAATTGCCGGTAAGCAGTCCACGTTGGGCTGCCAGCGGGGTCGTCTGTGGTGGTGCTGACAAATAGATCAACGTCAGTTGCACCGCCAGCCGGTGTGCCTGTGTGCTGGGATAATTGCGTAAACTTCAATGTTGCTGTGACGTTTGCTGTAAACGCTGTGCCAAGGTCAATATAACCATCAAAATCATATGTTGCAGATGACCCAACAAAACCAGCACCAGAACCACCGCCAAACAAACCAGCCGCATCGTCAAAATTACCGGCAACGCTGTCAAACAGATTGGTTGTGTCGATCCGCAAAATATCATCAATCACAACACAATCGGTCTTTGTGCCTGTGAAATCGCTATGCTCCGAAAGACTTGTAACAAGGTTCAGCCCATCAATCTGGTCAACAAGTGCCACGCTGCTTGCTGCGTTTGCGCTTTGGATGCCAAACTTATTCACCGCTTTAACAAAATATGTGCCGGTTTTAGCTGGCGTGATAACGGTGTTTGTTGGCCTTGGCACTTTCTTGACAACGGTTTGCGCGTTGTTAAATGTCGCGCCGCTAATCAATGGCGAATGCCGAATGACATAATGCGACAAATCTTGATCGGTTGATGCTGTCCAGCTTAAATCAGCATTTGCGCCAACAATATTAACGCTGAAATTAGTTACATCGGACGCCGCCGCAGCTTGCCCGACAATCGTATGGTTTGCAGTCACCCACGCTGAACGAACGCCCAAGCCATTGATGGCACGCCCGCGCACATTGTAAACCTCGCCAGCTTTGACGTTGGTTAAAGTGAAGCGGTTGCCGGACGCAATCCCAAGCGATTTGTAAATTGTATCTGTGTTTAGTTTAGCTTGCACTTCAAACTGCCGCGCATCGGTCGATGTTGATGCCATATCAACAATCAAAACAGATATGGCTTGCTGATTAAACAGTTCTAAAACGTCAGATGTTGTGACTGTCGGGGCTGTTACTGTGTAAGGGTTGGGCAGTGCCGTATTGTCTTGCACAAATGCAGCTTCTTCAGCCGACCAGCTATAGACCGCGCTGTTTGTTTCGGTCAATATAACGTCAACAGTCGCTTGACTTTGATCAAAGTTCAGTCGCCAGCTTACAACTTCAAAGACTTTTTGCGTCCAGCCAAGCCGTGAATTTGTGATCATCACAGTGTCGCCAACTTGAAATTTAAACGCGGTCATTTTGAATTTAGCTTTTACGCTGATCTCTTGCCGGTTCTTATAAAGAATTTGCTTTGCAATCCGCTGTGCCATTGATGAACTGGTCGTAAACGGCAAATCAAGGTTCAGATAATTACGCTCGCTGTTATCTTCTGTTTCAAATGTTGCGCTAGTAACCGGTGGATAGTCTGTCGCTTGCCATTCGGTTTCGCTGCTAACAAACTGACCTTTAACAGCATTAAAGCTATCACGCTTTGACACAGCGGTTTCGACCATCAAGCCACTGGCAAGGTCATCTTCGTCTAGCGTAACTGTTGGTGTGATATATGCGCCAGCACGCAACGACCATTTGCCGTTTGAATAGTACAGCGAACCATTCAATGCGGTTAGCATTTGTTCAAGGTTTGATCGTGGCGTGTTGCCAGTGTCCACAACGCCGTTGAATGTGTATCTTTTTTCTGTGCCGCCACCCGATAAAGTCACGCTTTCATCGCAGATATTTGCCGCTGAAATAAAGCTGGCATCATCTATTTCTGCCGCTGTTGCGCCAAGCCCATAAACATCATCAAGCAAATAATCGCGGATAACCAAAGCAGGATTGTCAGACCAAACGGTTGTGGTCGTGCGCGGGTCGTAAATCTTGCGGCCTTTGATCAGCGCGGAAATGTTTGGCAAACCACTCGCAAAGCTGTCGGGGTGATTATCCAATCTGAAAACAGCATAGGCTTGATCTGTGACCTTATGCGTTGAATTGTTCCAATCGCTGCGAATGCTTAAAAGTATCGGATTGGATTGATCACCAACGCCCTTTAAAATAGGCTCAATACGGGCTTGACTGACTGTTGCGGTTTCAACTTCATAATATTGTGCCGGTGCAGTCACTTCAAAAATGCCATTGCCATTGCTATCAACAATAGTCAACTCATCATCATTGAAATAAAATTTTGTAAATTCCTCAATTTCGTGCGCCGCAAACACAATAGCCAGCGTCAATTCGTCTTGATCGTTAGCGTTTTCGGCAGTCGCCATAAAAAAGATATTGCCGCCGGTTCGCACTTGCCCATAAATCAGCTTGCGGGTGTCGTTGGATGATCTGCCAGTGATTGTTCGGGATGACGGAACGCCACCAGAACCACCGCCGCCTATATTGGGCAGCTTTGGTTTTGGCGCAAGTGCTTGAGCCGCACCACTTAAAACTAAGCTTGTTACAAAAGCAGATGTGCTAAAGCCAAGCGTCAAGCCTGCCGCAATCGTAAATGTCGATCCAGCCGTTACCCCTGCGACCACTGCCGCTGCAACTACCTGTGGCATATTACACCTTCCACGCTTGCTTGGCCGCATCTAACGGCAAGAAAATAAGACCATCCTTGCCCATCGCGGCAACCTTATCACCGATAACCAATGATAACGCATCACCCAATGGCGTGTCTATCAGTGCAACATCGCCCCGCTGTGCTTCAGATGGCTCTATTTCGCGCAACCTAGCCCCGACACTGGCCGCAAGATCACCGCCGCCTATCTTTAGCAATGCCTTTGCAGAACCCGCTGCGGAGCGATATTGCCCGATAAAATCGTCAAAGCGTGACGATCCGCATATAGCTTTTTCCGCATATAAACAAAACAAGGCGCAATCGGCCTTGCCCCATTCAAACTTTTTGTGCCGCCATTCTTCGATGTGCGCTTGCAATCGATCCGGCCAATCTATTAACCGCCCCATTCGATTATCGCACCTTGAATTGAATTTACAAATTCAAAGCCCTTATCGTTGGCATCAATGATCTTTTGATCTTCGCTGGTGTATCGCCGCACCCGTGGCCTTTCCAAATCAATCAACCGGCTTTCCGCTGTTAGTGATACGTTGCAAGTTTCGCCTTCTTCGCTAATGCTCATCACATCCATCCGGCCAGAAAACACTTTATAGCTGCTAACAGTGCCGCCGGATATTGTGCCAATGTAAATGTTGGCGATCCTGTTCTTGTAATTTTCGGTCAAGGCCAATGATAAAATGCTGCTACTGATCCCAGAAAGCGACATTGAAACGCCTTTTGCGCCAATCTCGCCAGTTTCTTCTATCGCAGATATGTTGATAATATCACCGCTGCCAGTGTAGGTATCGCTGCCAATGGTTAAATCGCTGTAACCGTTCCACAGCCGCAACGTGCCACTGTCAAACTCTAGTTCAACAGCAAAGAAACCAACAAAGCTGGCATCAGAAAAACCGGATGGAACACCGCTGCGGCTCATAATGCTTCAACCGCTGCAAAGCTGATTGAATAAAAGCCAGCGTTGTTGATTGTCCAGACTGCTTCGTTATTAGATAGCCGGAAAACACCTTTGGCACCGCTTACTGTAACAGCTGCCCCATCTGCCGGTGATGACCGCAAATCCGGCCACAAGTTCAATGTGGCTTGACCGCTGGCGTTGCTGTCAACATCTTCCAGCACCTTGTAAAGCCGCGCCGATGCTGCACTGCCAAGCTGGATATAATCGCCAGCCCGCAAATAGCCAACCGCCGATGCCGGTAAACCGTCAATGTTTAATTCGTTGCCGGTTTGACTTGCACCATTAACAACTGGTGTGCCAGCCGCAGATGCCGCTGACCCGCGTGGCGTTGCGCCATTAGGATCGCCCAGCAAAAACGTGCCAAACTGACCACGCAACCGCAGCAAAAAGCTGTTCCAATATTCACTGTCAGAACGCTTTACCGGTGGGAATCGTGATCGTTGCCGACCAACGTGCGCCAGCGTGTCGCACAACTTGCTGTGAAAATGTAAATGGGCTTTGACTGATAGAAACAACATCTGTTGCGGTAAACTCAACAGCCGCCACGCCAGTTTGCGTTGGAAATGTCAGTGGATAGGTTTCAGCCATAATTAGCCCCCAAATGCGCTAGCGAATGAACCGCCGCGCCGCCTTGCATCAAGCACCGCAGATTTTGATGCCTCTTGAATTTGCGGCAACATTCCCATTACTTCGGCGCGTACTGTTTGCGATACGCCAGCCGACAAGTTGATAGTTTGATTGACAACAACACTGCCGCCCATACCGCCGCCATTTGGCACAATCTTGCCGTGACCAGATGGCACGAACAATTCCGCGCCTTTTTCCCCAACCAAATGTGGCTGTCCAGCGGTTACACGACCGCCATTAGCCCTTGCTGGCAAGCCAGAAACCCAAGGAGGCACACCGGCTGACGTTGCGCCAGCACCGAATAGATTAAGACCAGATAAAAAGCTGCTAACTTTTGATGTGACGTTTTGCTGAATTTGTATGCGGATCAGATCGCTAATAATTGACCGCGCCATTGATTTGAAAGCATCTTTGGCGTTCATAGTGCCGTCAATAACGCCAACAAGTGAATCTTCAAGGGATTTGACGCCGCGTGTGGCCGCATCCTGCATATTCTTTGTAACGTCCTGCGCTGCTTTTGTGTATTCGGTCAAAGAAGATGTGCTTTCTTTGATCGTGCCGGTGGTCATAGCGACTTTTTCTTTTACACGCTCAAAACCAACAGCCAAATCAGTGATCGGTTTTTTGGCCGCTTTGGTAATGTCCACAAGATTTGTAATATTCCCATCCAAATCCATCATTGCAACGCCAGCGTTTTCCATATTGAAAACCATTACATCGATTTCTTTTTCAAGTTGCGTTCCGAATGTAAACTTTTCCATTGTGATACCGACTTCAGCGGCAAGGTCGACAATGCCATTCAAAAATTTACGCAATCCGGCGGTGGCATAATTTAAGCCCTTCAAAACGTGGATCAGCACAAATTCGCCAATTTTAGCAAGAACCGGCAAAAATGTTGCTGTGATCTGATTGCCAAGAGATGACAGCACTTGCCCCAACTTATCAAATCGGTCATTTGCTTCTTCGACTGCTTTTGCCTGTTCGCCGGTCAATTCAATTGTGACAGCATTAAATTGATCGCGCAGATTGTTCATTTCTTCTGAACCATTCTGCAATGTGTTCACAAGATTGACGCCAGAACGACCAAACAGGTCAAACGCGATCCGCACGCGGTCAGCCGGTGCTTCGATTGTTTGCAGCCGGTCAGATACTTCATTTAACAATTCATTGGTTGGCCGCAGACTGCCAGCGGCATCCATTACCTTGATGCCTAATGCTTCAAACGACCGCAAACCAGTGCCAATGCCGGTTGATGCCTCAGAAATAGAACGATTGAACCGCGTCAAACCTTTTTCAAGTTCTTCAGCGGATGCCCCCGTTTGACTGGCCGCAAATTGTAATGATTGTAATTCATTAACGGTCAAACCAAGGCGGCTAGATGCTTTAGCAAGGTCGTCAATCTTATCGGCAAACATTTTAAGTGCCGCCGCAGCACCCAAAGCGACAAGCGCACCCTGCACACTGACAACGGCCTTTTTGACGCGGGCTAATCCAGCCGCAACACCGCGAAATATCTTCTGGGTCTTATCAACGGCTGCGATAACAAAATTAAGTTTTTGTGCTGCCATCGTCTATCACCTTAAAATAAGCGAACCATTCATTCAGTTCTGTCAGCGTCAATTCTTCAATTTCGGCCTGTGTTTTGTGTAGGCGATCCGCCAAGGCCATCATATTCAGCCTCAACGGGTCGCCCTTTAGTTTTTTTCCGCATCCTCGACAGTTTCAACATCGCCAAACATACGGCCAGCAATGTCAGATATTGTCGTCACGCTTTCTTTCATAAGATACATTTTATCTTCTAGCGTGAATAGACGCTTGCCATCAACATCTTCGGCTTTTGCAATAATCAAATCAACCATTCCGGTCACTGTCATATTGCTTAGAAAGTCTTTGTGCTTTCTTTGCAGCTTATCAATGTCACCAGCGGTAATAGAACCAGAATAAATAACCAACGGTTGCCCATCTTCGCCCCACTCAAAAACCTCAATCCGGTTACGTTGCAACGCACGCCGCGCTGCTATCTGTTCTCCCAAGCCCATTTTTTACCCCTTTAGATTGTGCCTTCAGTTAGGCCACCAGTGCCTTGCAATGAATATGTGGCAGTGTTGATGCCATCAGATGAAACGCCGATTGAACGGCTGGTGACAATCGCTGAACCCGACAATTTGTGATCGCCAGTTGTATTGCCTTCCATACCAAGAACCAGCGACACGGTATCGCCAGCGGCAACATTGTTTTGCGCTGTGTCTGTGTCGTCAAAATATGTTTCAACGGTTGCTGTGAAATCTTTGAAGCTGGCTTTGTATGTGTGCGCGGCATCGCCCATAACGGTATCTTGAATTGTTTCGGCGGTTTCATCCACGCTGAATGAAATCACTTCAGCCATTACATCTGTGCCGATTAGAACGACACCATCGTTTCCTTTAAAAGTCGCCATCGTTATATCTCCTAAACGGCAGTTTCAACGTCATTTTCTTTGGTGCGATATTGCACCGATATTGTAAACCGACCAACGGCAACCGGCTGTTCGCCATCACCCGAATAGTCAGCCTCAAACGCGACAACCTGTGCATCTTTTGCCAGATTATTCAGCGTCACATCAGCGGCAATGGCTTCTTCAACCTCAACCGCAATCCCATCCAGCGCATTATCATAATTCGCTGTGCCAATTACATATGCCTCAACAGCAACGTCCAAAACCCGATTTACCGAACGCGCCAAAGTGATTGTATCAAATTCGGTGGCTTCGCTCTTGGTAAAAATACACAATGCCGGAAGCTTTGTTTGTTCCAGCGGAAAAACACGACTGCGAAATACGTTGCTGCCGGTGGTGGTCAATCCCGTTAGTGCTGTCACGATCTGGTCGCGTATTTGCTGCCGAACGTGCGCCATTATTGTTTCTCCAATACCAGCGTGGTCATACCAGTGCCGTCATCCTGCACAATCCGCATCGTATAGGCCACCGCATTGATCGTGATAGTGTCGCCTTCAGCGGCTGTTGATACGTCTGCGGTGCGGCAAACAAATCGTGGCTGTTGTAATGCAAAGCCAACGCCACCACCAGCGTCAACCTCAACGAAATCATTGTCAAAGATGCCATTGATCGTGGCCGCCGTTATAGGTTGCCGCAACCCCAAAATCATCAACGCCAACGAAAGATGGCGCGATCATCTGCGGTTTCTACCGCCATTAGTCGGCATCCACTTTAGCTACTTTAGCCACTTTTAGCTGACCATAGCTTTGCATAGCCGCGATCAATCAGCTTGTTGGCCTCATCTTCGCGCACATCGTGATCTTCACCGGCCAGCATAATGCCGACTGATCCCGCTTGGCAGTCTTTGATCGTTGTGATTTTAATCAATCTATTTGGCATTTTTCTTTGTGTTCCGCTTTACTAGGCTGGCCGCTGATTTCTTTGTTAGGCCAATTGCCCGATCAGTGATGCCCTGCTTTTCTTCATAAACTTCGACCTTGCCGGTATTGACCAGATCAAGCCCAACATTTTCTGCCACTTCAACAATGTCGCCCACTTCGTGCGCCTTGCCAGCAATTAAGATATTACGTTTGCATTTAATTTTCATATTAGCCCCCAAGGGAAAAGCAGGGCGACCGGAGCCGCCCCGCTAGTTATTTAGGCATCAATGTCGAGACACGCAGCGAATGACTGGGCGTGACGTACGGCCAAGTCCATTTCCTGCATTACGCGGATGCGTACTGCACCGGTTGAACCGGCTGTGTATGGATCAACCAATACATCAGCGACACTATGAAAACCAAACAAAAGTTGACTAAAATCGCCATATATCAATGCACTGGCGGTTGTTAATGTGCCTTTTGTAAGGTCAGATGGCACGTTGTTGGTAACTGCAACATCATAACCGTAAACGCTGTTCCAAGGCGCATCCATCAACATTACGCTGTCTGTTGACGCAACCTTTGGAGTGCTAGCCATATGTGACTTCACTTTAGGGTTAGTCAAGTAGGCAAGTGAATTGCCATTGATTGCAGCATTGTCAATTTCAACTTCTTTGACTAGGTCGGTGATGGCATCCCAAGTCAGTGCGCCACCGTTTGTGCCGATTGCGACTGAACCGATACCGGCTGTTCCGATGATGCCTGTTGGCTCATTAGACCCGCCGCCTTCGATTGCAACGTCCTCAATTTTCTGGGCAATTGCATTTAAAAGGTCATCGCGGATGATTTGCTCAACAGATGGATCAGACTGGATCATCAACAAGCGGCTGATGTCTGTAAATGCACCCAATGACTTCGGTGACATTGTGATCTGTGAGAAAGTTGCATTCACCTCAGATGTTGCGCCATTTTCAGCAACGAAACCGGCTGAAACGCCAGTTGCCAGCTTTGGAATAGCAACGTCACCTTTGAGGCCAGTCATAAAGCGTGCGCCAAGTTCATTGAACACCAAGCGCGAACGCAGTGCATCAACAAACTGATCACCCATATGATCTGTGCCGACCAAATTGCCTCCAGCCGATGCTGTGCCAACAGTTAGGTCACGGCGGCCACCCCAGAATGAATCTGGAGCATAGAAGCCGCGTGCTTCGCGACCTTGACGCTTTGCAATTTCTTCAGAAACTTCACGCTCAAGACCCTGCAAGCCAGAACCGTTTACCAGACCGCGAACAGCTTTTACAAACGAATATTGACGCTGCTCTTTAGCTGACATATCAACCGCACCGGCTGACTGCTCAAGTGGCTTTCCTTCGCCGATTGCGTCCAACAGAACGCCACGGAATTGTGCAACAGACTGACCTTCACCGATAGCTTTGTCAGCTAGGTCACGGCGGTTGTGTTTAACAGCAAGATTGATAATCTCGCTGGCATTCTTTTGAAAATCGCGCTTGGCTGCCTCAGTAGCGGCTTCGCGAATTTCCTCGTGATTTACTTCGGTCATTTTGACCTCCTTTTGTTTAATCACTGGTTCGACAAATTCAGCTTTGCGGTTCACGCCGACACCAGCGTCAGCGGGAACAGATACAATGCTGGCTTCATACGGAACCCAAGATGAAATCGCGACTGTCCCATCACGCTCATTCTTTTGCTCCATTTCGCGGATTTGATAGCCGATGCTGACGTTGCTTCGTATCCCATCCTTAACGTCTTGATACACCTCTTGAGCCAGTGCGCTTTTTCCAAAGCGAACCACAGACCGCAACTTGCGATCTGCTTGATCCAAATAGGTACGTTCAATAACGCCAATTTGTTTTGTCAGGTCGTGGTCTAACAGCAAAGGTGCGTGACCGCTATCCAACCTTGACAAATCTACTGCGCCATCAGCGTGGCGCAAAACCTCTAAACCGAAAGAACGCTCAACGGGTTCTTCGCTTGAAATCGACATTCTGACGCGGCGGTCATCTTCTTCGACCATATCCGCAGCGCGTGCGCGAAACACAAGTTCGCCGCGATCAAGCCGATCCATTTCTTCATCGTCTTTATAACCAGCGGTTTCAACAACCGGCGGTGTCGCATCTGACTTGCCGAAAGTGATAGTCACGCTGTCATCAGTTTCAACAATATTCTGAATGTGCCTATCCATTGGCTTTTGCTCATCCATCGGTTCAGCCCTTTCTATAATCTCGCCAACATTATCAGCGATTTCTTCATTTAAATCTAGACCACGTTCGTCAATACGATCAAGCGCAGCATCTTTTGCCCTTGCCCAAGTCTGCCCAGCATCACCGCCCCACGCTGCCCAAGCAACGCGACCTTTTGACGGATAACCTTCTTCGCCAGCACTAAACCCTTCAGCTTGCTTATCAACTTCGTGGCGGCTGAAAAAGCTGTGCATACGGCGCACAGTGTCGGCAGATAGTTCTTGCCGGTTAGCAAGCTGGGTCGCACGCGCAACCGCAACATCAGTGCCGCCTTGCTTGCCTTCTTCGCGCCACTTTTTAAATTTACGCGCTTCTGCGGCCATTCCTTCGGTCGGCTTCAAGTTGATTTCAACGCCTTTATAGGTCGCCATCGTCTTGCCCCACATCTATTGATGGCTGCGCCGGTAATTTGTTGCCGAACGGCTGGAAAGCGGTGTCTAAGCCATAGCGGTCAGCCAGTTCGCTTTCGCGGTTAATCTGTTCAAAGATTTCTTCGGTATCGCGACCATATTGCGAATGCACATCCTGCAAGCTGACGATGCCGTTGTTCAGTGCGATCACGCTGGCGTTGATCTCTTTCTGTGGGTCAACCCAAGCAAAGCCGCGTGGCCGGTATATCACTTGATCGGCAAATAGGTCATATTTCCCCATTGGCAAATTGATACGGCCAACAGTGATAGCCATTTCTAGCCAAGCGCGATAGATCGGGTCAACAAACTGGTCAATCATAAATTGCTGGATTACTTTAAAATGGTCACGATCTTCGATAGTGCCTTGCCGGATTGATGAATAGCTAACGCCTTCAAGGTTGTTTGCCAGCGACACATAGCTGACACCAAGGCCGGACGCGATCCCGCGCAATATACCCTTTTCAAACTCCGCAAAGCTGTCAGTCGGGTTTTGTGGGTCAAATGCAGTGAACGACATTCCAGTCGGCAATTGCATAAAGCTGGCCCGGGGTGCCGCATCAATTATTGGGTTGTGATTGTCATAATCATCACCGACAAAGCCATCACCTTCGGGGCTAGTGAAAAAGCCCATCTTTGACGCAGCAACCCGCGCATTGACCAAAGTGGCTTCTTCGTAACCGTCTAGCATCTTTAACCGGCTTAATACGTTGCTCATCCAAGGCACGCCACGGGTTTGCCCAGCGCGGTCTTGCATATAGCAATGAATGATCTGATCGGCTGGCACAATCTTATGATGCCGCTTTGTGCGTGAACCATAGCCTTGATCGTGATGCGGGTGATCTTCAAACAGATAATAATTGACCGGCTTGCCAGTGCGCCGGTCTAATTCAACGCCCATACGCACTTCATTGCCGTTGTTTAGGCGTGCGTCATAACCTTCATCAAGATAATCGGCTTCAAGAAACTTTAGCGAAAAGCCAAATGGGTTTCCGGCTGGGTTCTTAATCTTCTGAATTAGCACTTCGCCATCGCGTGTTAGCGTCTCAATGAACAGCCGTTGCGCTTGTGACCAAGATATGCGGCCATCAACAGTGCAAAAACCAGCCCTGCCCCACTGCTGCCAAGCCTGTTCAACGATCCTGTTGCCAACGCTATCCAACGAACCGTCATCATTGCGCTTGCGAACCTGTATCCGAACGCCAGCCGCACCAACTACGTTTGTGGTCATTATCTGCAAATAACGCCGCGCATATGGATGATTGCGACTGATTTCGCGGCACCTATCGCGCAGAATACGCAGTGATGGTTTGATTTCGCTATCTGCCGAACGGCTGCTTGATACAAAATCGCTGAATAGTCGGCCAGTATCAGCCCCGTGAAACGCCCTTGCCATCTTTTTTGGCTGGGGCTTTGCTTTGAAAAAGTCAAAGATGCCCATTGTTAAAACCTCACCAAGATGGTTGCACCGGTTGTCTCACCAGCTTTTGCGCGTTCTATTTGCCGTTCTTTGGCATATTCCTTGCGAAAATAATCCCGCGCTTGGATTAATTCTTGATATGACAGCTTTGTAAGTGACCGGCCTTGAATGCTGTAGCTTGAAACATCAGCGTCACCCTTGCCCTGCAATAGACTTTCGATCTTCGTTATCATTATTTCGGCGTGACTGCGCGGATCAGCCCCGTTTACGTCCAAATCTTCAACCGCTGTAAATGTGCCACGCTCAATGACTACGCGGTTGCCAGATGCGGTTTCAGTGGCTTCTAGCTGCCAGTGATAAAAGCCAGCAACATAAGCGGCTGAAGTTGCGCTATCCACTTCAAAAACATATGTGCCGTTTTGTTCAGTTGCGGCAACTTTGATTTCAGTGCTACCACCGGCAGTTATGCGTGCGACATATTCCATTGAATGCGTTGCAAGCGGATAGTCGCTTACCAGATCAGGTGCGCTTCCAAAGCAGATAATCGCCAATGATGATTGTTTCGGGTGCTTGCCCATCAGGAGCTGCGTCTATATCAAATCTGTTTGCCATTATTCACCGCCAAGAATTAACAAAGCCGCCCTGTCTTGGTCGGCGTGCCAGTGGGTTCGACTGTTGCGGCTGCGGTGGTGCTTCTGGTTCCGGTGCATTTACGACCCTGTCGGCAACAGCGTTAATATTCAGCGACAAAATGCAAAGCGCAGCATATGCGTACACCCTGCAATCAAGTGCTTCGTTTCTTGTGCGCGTCTTGACAAAATCCCTGCGCTGGAAAGCCTTTTTGGTATTTAGTGACAATTTTTTCACTATTCGCAAGCTGCTGATAATACTCATCTGACCGACCGGCTGGGAAATGGCAATATCCCGCACCCTCTGATTGTATCCTAAGTCTGGAAAAAATCAATTCCTTGATCGGGAAAGTGCCGACGGTAAACAATTTTATCTTTCCAATGTTGTTTTTGCTAGGTCTGCCAACAAGCGGACGCTGTTCGCCGCCCATACCTTTGATGGCAAATATGCGTCTGCCTTCCCTTGGCCGAACAAAGTTGTAGACCGCTTGCGTGTAATGACCGCCACTGTCGATGCACGCAGCCCTAATGCCTAGCTGCCGCCCGCTTTCGGTCGTGAAACTGGCTTTTAGGATATTATCAAGATCATTCCACAGATGCGGCGTGGATGGGTCGCCATATAGCGTTTTGTAGGATATTGACCAGCTCTCCTCATCGCGTCCGAAACCGACCAATTCACATTCGAGCCGATCATCTTGCACGTCAATTCCGGCTGTTATAACAACTATATCATCCGGCAGGGCATCGCCCCAATCATCTTCGCGGCTTTGAAAGTCAATATCACCGACAGTTTGGCCTTCATCTTCCCACGTTTCTGCCAAAAACGTATTTACAAATACGCGGAGGGTCTCCGGCGACTTTTTGGCAACTAGAAAATCACGCGCTGCATCTGCAAGCGGCGTCCAAGGGCTATATAAGGCCACTTAAATGAAAACCGGCTATTTTATGCTCTGGATTTTGTGCAACCCACTCACCAGCCCTGACAGCGCGATAACGATCCGCGTCATCCCATACGCTGCCGCAGCCTTCGCATATATAGTTGGCGGTTTCGGGCTTGTCCTTTTCCCATTGCACTTGTGACCATTTCAGCACTTGCTTATGGCCGCAGTCGTGACACGGCACATAATACTGCCGCTGGTCGCTTTCTTCATAAGCCAGTTCAATTCTGGACGCGCCTTTATTGGTTGGCGTGCTAACCATTACGATTTTGCGGTTATATGTAAAGGTTGACGTTCTTTTCCGGCCTAGATCGATTCGGATCGCCCTCTGTACCGGCTGAATGTGGGAACCTGATCCACCTCATCAAAGAAAACGCACCTAACAGGCCTAGATGCCAAGCCAGCCGGTGAATTAGCCCCGACCATAGCAATGTAGCCGCCAACAAATGATTTTTGCAGTAACGTGTTGCCACTATCGCGGCTGCGCGGGTCTTTTACCGCGTTCTTTAGAGCTGGCGTATCCCGCAGCATAGGCGCAAGCCGGTCGTTACTCCACATCTTGCTCATATCCAAAGTCGGCTGCACAACAAGAATAGGGCGACGGGTCTTGCGATATATAATAGCCGATAGCGTTGTTTATGATTTCAGTCTTGCCAATCTGTGCGCCGGTCATAAAAACAATCGTTTCGGTTGCCGGATCGGAAATAGCACGCATCATCCCGCGCTGGTATGGTGCGCGGTCGGTTGACCATTTACCGGCCTCTGCGCTGCTTTCACGCGAAAGCACGCGATACTGGTCTGCCCATTCATCAATGGCAAGATCAGGCGGCGGTGCTAGGCTGGCTAGTGTTTTCTGCGCTATCTTCGCCAGATTCGCTGCCCCGTAAAGGTTGAGTGACTCTGACTTCGACTTCGCTGATTTCTTTGAGTGCATCGTAAATGTTATCTTTCAAAATGCTTTTTACTTCAATCAGTTTTTCAGCGGCGTAAACTTCGGGTGCCACCCGCTGCGGGAAGGCTAACAGCTTTTGCCGCATATTCTGGCTAACATCGATCCAAGCACGTTCCACATCGCTTGCCGGTATAAGTTGCTCCCTGATCTGCTCTTTTTCCATTTCGGCCAGATCAGCGCGTGCTTTTGTTAATCTGGTGCGGTGCGCGTTGTAATCATCGCCACTGGTATCGGCTTTTATGGATCGCTCTTTAAGGTAACGAATATAGCCTTGAATGGCTGGCACCAGTTCATAGCGGCCACGCTCCGCTTTCGGTATTACACCCTCTGCCGATAGCTGTTGCACGCGGCGCGGCGTTAAATCTAACAGCTTGCTAATAAAATCAAGCGGAAACGTGGTCGGTGCCATTGTTCATCTCGTTAAATGTTTTGCCGGTTTTTTCGTTAATTGCTATTAAGCCGGTAAAGTCTTGCCAGCGTTTAACAATCACATCAACGTATTTAGGGTCAAGCTCCATCAACCTAGCTTGCCGGTTTGTTTTCTCGCACGCAATCAAAGTTGAGCCGCTGCCGCCAAAAACATCTAAAATAGTGTCACCGGACTTGCTGCTGTTTGCTAACGCTTTTTCTATTAGTTCAACCGGCTTTTGCGTTGGATGTACATATTCGCCAGTTGCACCTCTACTCATCTTCCAAATATCTGATTGGCTTTTATCACCCTGCCAGCCATCACCTTTTACATAGAAAATAAACTCGTGTTGCGGTCTATAATTAGACTGACCAAGACCAATGCTTTTTTTGTCCCACACAATGCAGTTTGCTATTTTTAGGCCAGCATCAACGATAGCGGCTTCAAACTCAGAATATGTTCGCCAAGTGAAACAAATATAATAAGCCGCACCGGATTTGCTTGAGGCGTAAGCAGCACTGATAGCTTGCCGCACTAAATTGATTAAATCATCTCCTTGAAACTCATCGCCCAGAATCATTCCGTGTGCCTTAACTATCGCGCCCTTAGGTGTAGACCCTGCCGCTCTACCACCGCCATAACTCATTCCATAAGGCGGGTCTGTAAAAACCATATCGGCTGGCCTAGTTTCCATTAATGTATCAACCGCATCGATGCTGGTGCTATCCCCGCACATAACCCGATGCCGCCCAAGCTGCCAAATATCGCCTAGAACGGTTACTGGCGTTTCCGGCTCCGGTGGTACTTGATCCTCGTCAACCAGCCCCTCTGTTATAGCTTCGGCCATTAACGCGGCAAGTTCATCGTCATTGAAGCCGGTCTTGCTTAGATCGTAGTTTTCCAGATCAAGGTCGGCTAATTCCAAGGCCAGCAAGTCGTCGTCCCATTTCGCCTCTTGGCTAACGCGGTTGTCAGCTATGCGATAGGCTTTGATCTGGTTTGCCGTTAGGTCGGTTGCAATATGGATAGGCACCTCTTTCAGTTGCAGCTTGCGTGCCGCCGCCAAGCGCGTATGTCCAGCGATTACAACCATTTCAGCGTCAACCACTATTGGCTGCCGCCATCCAAATTCCTTTAATGAACCGGCAACTTTATCCACCGCCGCGTCATTCTTTCGTGGGTTCTTCGCATATGGAATAACCTCATCGATCCCAACCGTTTGAATTTCCATTGTAAAACGAAACGCTCCTTTTTATTCTGTCGCTAGGGTTCTTTTCGGGGTCGCGCGTTAC